TGAACCTCATTGTCGCGATCGATGATATAACATAGGTCGAAAGATTCATCGACCAGCTGAGGAGGCAGTTTATCGCACAGGACGAAAGTTATCTTCTCGCTGCGTAGCTTCAAGCTCGACGGGCTGGAATACAATCGCCAGAAGATCTTGGCCGACACCGTAGATACGAGCTTCGAGTATTTATATCTCGTGCGCTCGGTGATCAGTTCTGTGTCAGTTATCTTGATGATCTTGTCGTTGACGTAGTGCAATCCCTCGGTCAATTTACCTATTAGCAACGAGTAGTCCAACTCGAACACTGAGATATAGTAGTCCGACGTGCTGAGGTTCAGATCTGTAGGATTGTATTCCGGGTCGTTCAGCTTCTTACGTATGAAAGAGATCTTATCCTCGACTGTAGGTACAGTCACGATCTCGTTGTCTTTCATGTACTTGATGAGCTGAGTCTTCTTCTCGTACGGCACATCAACAAGACGAAGGAAGCTCTCAGTCTCATCCGTAGCGTGGAGATAGATAATATTCTCCATGAATGAGTTAGAGAGCTTCCCGCCGATGTCTGGCGAAATGATCGTGAAATCTCTGTTGTAATATGCGTATATGAGCCCGCTAATTCCTCCTCCGATGATGTATTTCCCGTTCACTGAGTGACCTCCTTATTTAGTGTGATTGTCTCTTAGAAGCTTAGCCACCATGAAGATGGCGTAGTTTGCTGCATCGATCGCAGAATCCAATGCGACCTCTTTGTTGGATATTGACTCATTGCCTGAGTCTACATTCATCTGGAGCTTGAAGCGTTTGATCTTGTTCTGGACCTGATAGCAGAGGAATAGGTAGTCATCGTTGAGATATTCATCTCGGTATTGTGCGGCACGCTGCTCCCGTATCTTCGCGACTGCTTCGATAGCCTCGATGAACTCTGGACCCACCGATTGTGAGTCCAGAGTCAACTGGCGTGCTTTTACTTCCGGCATTTGGAAGATTCTTTGAGGAAGATACCCAAACCCTCGACTTTGATGACGAGGAATACTTTGCCACGACCTTCTTTCAGGCTGACCACCGTGCCTTCGAGCTCCTTGTTGGGGGCTTTCTTGGAGTTCTTTGCTGACATGAACACCACTTCGTCGCCTTTTCCGAAGATGCAATCTACGTCGGAGATCTTCACCTCCGGCTTGGCTTCTTTCTTCTTGGCTTCTTTCACTGTGGGGAATTTCTCCTCTTCTGGCTGAGTGGTAGGTTGTTCCTCGGTCGGAACCGGTGTTTCTGCCACAGCAGGTTCAATCACAGCATCGTTGCCATTGCCACTGATGTCCTTGATCACTTTCTTCTCAGCTTTCTTGGTGACAGGCTTCGGAGCCGGTGCTGCAGGGGCTTCGCCCTTCGAGATGAATTTTACGTCGCCTGTGTGGAACATCTTCGATTTGTCCTGACTTTCGAGCAGCACGTGCGCATACTGATCCTCTTCGATGACCTTCAGACCGGTGATGATGCCGGTGAAATGTTTATTGTTGATGCGAACGTCGACAGTGTCGTTGATTCCGATAGGATTCTCATCGCAGTCGGTGTACTCAACGCCGGGTTCTGCAGCAGGGATGGCTGCAGCAGCTTCTTTTGCAGCGGCTGCGCGCTGTGCAATAACAATAGCGGTAACGAGCGCCTGTTTGTTCATGTCGCTGTAGCCGCGTAATTTGAGAGCCTTAGCCTCTTCAACGAGTTCGTTGATTGTCAATTTTGATAATTCTTCTTTGGTTTTCATTTTGTTTACAGTTAGAGTTTCAGTTAAATTTCGTTGGAGCAAAAGTATACAAATTATACTTATGCTGATACGTTTTGGTTGAAAATTTATGTAATTTATATTGAGTACAATTAAAGATTACGTGGCTGATACTGAGCATGAGCTGCTCTAGCTACGACCTGTAGAACCGAAGCCACCATCTGATCTCTCAGTAGATCCAAGCTCATCTACCTCGAAAAAGAAGACGTCGTTGACTCTCTCGAAGAAGATCTGAGCTATTCTATCGCCGACTTTGAAGGGCGACTCGTCGTTATAGCCATTACCTATATATTTAAAGCGGACCTGCCACTCACCTCGGTAGTGAGAGTCGACTTGTCCCGGACTGTTCTGCATCACCCAGTCGGTCTTCGTAATGCTGCTGCGAGGGACTATAACTCCCTTCCAGCCGATGGGGATCTCAGTGGCGAAGCCGAGATAGCATATAGCTGTGCGCTGCGTCCACTCAACATACAACACTTTGACATCGAAACAAGCATCTGAATCGAAACTCTTCTTCGGCAGCTCAAAGCCATCTCTGAGCTTCTTTATCTTCACTTCCATGTTAATTGTCTTTGAATTTCTTGAACTGGCACTCTTCGTTGTCGCAGTTATCGCAGTCTGGCATGGATTCTTCCATCATGACCTCGTCGTAGAGTTGCCGATAGCTCTCTTTGGCTTCATCTAGGATGCCGATAGCTTCGAACTTACTTGATGCAGCGTGAGTGGCTAATGTAACAGCCAAGAAAGTTGCGAGGTCTGCTTTAGCCTCATCTGGAGCTGTCTCGATGATCGCCGTCACTGTCTGCTCAGCTTTCTCGAATAACATGTCAATTTCTTCTGGAGTCATAGCTCTTGATATTGGTTAGTAAATGATTGGGAGAGTAAAAATAACAAAAAGAATGACTCAGCGGTATAATAATTATACTTTTGTTCAAAAGTTTATAAGCGAGTCAGTGATGATCCTTGTTATGAAAGCGTAGTCGAATGGTTTGGTATCTCCATTCACTTCGGCTATGACGCGGTTGCTGGGAGACAGATTCTTGATCACTGTAGTAATGGTAGTGTCTTTGTCTGTTTTGATCTTGATTGTAGTTCCTGAGCCGAACCAATATTCTTTATCCCACTTGCCCATAATCTTGCGGCTCATATCGTCGCGATACTCGAAGTTGGGCAATCCAAAAGCATTGAAGAACGCATCTATGTACATATCTTTCAACGACTGCATATTGAAGATAGACGGCAGACCATTCTTTATTCCGATCTTCTCGATCTTCTCTTTCTTGCTCACACAGTAGGCTTCGTACTTCTTGGCATACTCCGACGGATAGATCTTCGAGCGAACGTAGTATGCTATATATTCGCGCTGTAGTATCGAGTAGAAGTCAGCTAATGATAGATTTCTTGATTTTACGACCTGTTCCATTCTTACGAAAGTTTTGAGAGTGATAAGGAACTATAAAAGTATAAAAAGCTCTTCATAGATAAAAATAATTTGCTGAGCTTCTCTGCAGTTATGTTCCCTGGATCCACTTCTTTCTCTTCTATCATCGCGACTTGAACGTCGAATCTATTCATGAGCTTCTCTCCAGCTCCTTTGAGCTGTTTTACAGTACCCTCGTCGTACATGAGTATCACAGTCTCTACTGTAGGTGGTATCAGATCGACCTGCTGTACGCTCAGATCGTCTCCGAATGTGAAGCAACATTTCACCATCGGTGAGTCGTTCAACGCCAGCAGACGGTCTATATTCGCCTTGTCAAATAATCCCTCTACAAGGATGACAGTATGAGTCTCCGGAGTTATCTCATCCAGTCCTCCAAGCAGTTTGTTGAAGTCGTTCTCCGAGTTGCGGTATCGTAGCACCAGAGGATCTCCGTTCTCTTTATATCTTCGTAGATTGTCTTTGTGCCACTCTTTGCTCATACGAGTCCGAGCTATCCATCCAGCCAATCGACCATGTTGATAGATCCGGAAGACGAGTTTGTTCTCAGTTCTGGCGTCTATCTCTGCTATCGACACTCCATACTGCTCGTACTGCCATGGCAAGAAGCCACGATCAGCCAGATAGTCGTCGTGATTGATACGTATGCATCCGATAGGTAGCTTGACTTCTTTCTCTTCTTCCTCGGCTGCTATCGATTCTAGATCAGCCAGCTCGAACTTGCCGCTGAACTCATAGTCGTGGTCTAGAAGATCTGTACGACCTATGTCTTTTAATATCTTCCAGAGTGGCCAAGCTGTTGCGCAGTAGAAGCAGTGAGCTACTGCCCCCTTGTCGTTGAACATGACTGCGAACTTGTCGTTACGACCACAGTCGGGGCAAAAAAGTTTTCCTCGGACCCAGCCCTTGCTGCCGAATGGCTTCAGATCAAACTCTGTGATGATTACTGTTTGGTTCATGACTCTGGATATAGAGTCGAGAATAATTTCTTGGTACGAGACGCTTCGTAGAACCTGCCCAAGCCATAGTTCGTAGCTATTGGATATGTGCGCTCGCCTGAGTTGTAGTATCTCACTTTATCGAAATGCAAGCGCATCGTCTTGGCTTTTTCCTCATCTAGCGTCTGATTTCCTGATATGACCCACGAAAAACTGTTGGCGATGTTCTTATCTCCCATTGAATCAGAACGCGTGATGACGCGTGCGGGATCATTCCATACATCAATCTTAACGTCGCTGGTCTGCGAAGCTGTGATACCCCTGATATTGAACTCGCCGCAGATATTCTTAAACTTACGAGCTGCGTTCTGTAGCTTCATCTTCACTGACTGAGTGTCAGCACCATATTTTATCCCGTCACCGGGGTTGACCAAGTCCAAACTGTCGAGTATGAGCTCATCTGGTGGTTTGCCGAACTCTTTAATGTATTCTACTACAGTATCGCGGACGTCGACCATAGAAGCCTCGTCAAACTGTTCGTAAGATTTTATGCAGATATCTTGATTGAGCACCACCATGTCATTGGCGATTGCTAATAATCTGGCGTAGTCGTCTCCATGTATGTCGCCTGATTTGATAATATGATAAGCCATAGCGCTCCAGATCTGAGTATACTTATCGTAGACCTCATCAACAGAGCCTTCTAACTGAATGTGGAGCACGTCATAGCCGAGACGGCATGCGTACATTCCCTGCCATTTCAACACAGTTGATTTTCCTACACCAGATCTCATGAGCCACAATACTGTGTCTTTCTTATCTATGCCCCCATGGCTGATGATGTCGCAGGGTAGGATTCCGAAAGGTATCTTCTCTATATTGTTCTTCCCATCTTCTTTGGCGATCTGTTTCTCAAGCTGCACCTTCTGGAAGTCCTTGAATACTTTCAGGAACGAGCCCGAGTCTTTGAAGATGGAGAACTCCACGATCTCCTGCGATCCAGACATCATCTGACGCATCGCCTTTTCACTATCTCCCTTCTTATGTATATCTACCACTTCATCCCAGAGCATCGAGAATCTAACGTCTTTGATGTATTTCTCAAGCTGTCGGAAGATAGGCTCAGGATCTACTATCTCTGATTCTTTTATTCTCTTCAGCACCGATATCACCTTGTCATCATTCTTGTTCTTCTCGTAGATGACTCCGAAAGTCGGGATGGCATTATTGATCGTATAGTAGTCTGTGATGTCTTTGTAGATCTTCTTCAGCTCGGGCGATGGCAGATGCTGATACTTGAGATGCTGAGCGCATCGTTCTACAACTGATTTCTTGAGGAAGCAGAGTCTCAGTAGCTCTGTCAGAAAGTCGGTGCTTAGCGTATTTGACATGTTTACGAAATTGGATTACAAAAATATATTTTAAATTGACACAGTTCGTTATCAGATTAGGAACATTTCCAAACGTTTGTCTGTCTCTCTCAGCTCTGTCAATGCCATAAAATCTGCCATGCAAATGTCATCATGACCCACTGCATTTTCTAATTTTCCACTATCTTCATTGAATGTAACACCGCTATATTCTTGAAATGCAAGTTCATTTTTATTTTTCGTATCTTCGTCAGGGTAATTTGGAAATTTAATTTGACCTCTTTCAAAACTTGCGCTAAGCGCCGGAAGCCCGAGATATAAATCACGTTTAATACCCGATGTTGTCACAAATTCTTTTACGTTGCGCAGTCCTCTTTGTTTAGCCATCTGTGCCAGTATCTTCTGAAATCCATTAGACTCCATCACGATCACGTTCGGTTTGAACCTATTGTCTATAGATATGACCTGAGAGATCTGAGTGTCATGGCTCGCACCCACTTGCCTCCAATGATTGAGCAGATAATAGTTCTTATCAGTTCCTCTTCCCCACGTGCGATACACAGTAGCATCGGCGCCGATGGCTCCTGATATTGCAAAGTCGCATCCTGTAGCAACACGCTCCATCTTAATAGGATATGAGTCGATCTCTTCTACGTAGCGTATCTTCTCCATTCCGATCAACGAGCGATATAGATATTCAAATGGGAACAGCGTTGACGAGTCTGATATAGGAGATACTAAGATCTCGCGAGCGAATACTATCGTACCAAGCGATTCTTTTAACTCCATCAAATACTTGAACGAGAACCTATCTGGCGCCAACAGCTCTTTGTTCGGAAGTATTCCCGGATATGTGAATACTTTGAACATGTTGTCTTTGATCAAATCACCATAGAGATCTTGTTGATGAAAAGGAGTACCCGATACGACATTATATCCTCCCTGCTCTACAATCGATTTTACCTCGGCATAAAAAATTTCATGAAACTTCTTGCGTTGCTCTAACGAATAGAGAGATGACTTATCGAGGAAGTCGTCGGTAATAGCCGATCCACAATGTAAACCTCTGATAAATCCGCCAGCAGATCGTTTATGCAAGATCGAACCAGTCTCAGTTGTGACGCTCTCTTTGCCGAGATTTGCTTTCCCGTTAGGATCCAGCTTAGCAGATAGGATGTCGTTGAGCTTTATTTCTTCTACTATCTTAGATATGTGCAGATTTCCAAGCCTCGATTCGTTGGTTATCATGCAAGTCTCTTTACGAAGTCGATTGTCATGAGCATCTTGAATCAACGGGTGAGGTCTATTGTATGAGAACATCCTCCAAAGCGGAAATGCGTAACAGAACTCATAACTCTTGCCGCTTCCACGTTGACACAAGTAAGCGCTCCAAGGATATAATTGAACCAAGTTACCCCACTCCATATTCCTCCAGTTCTGAGTGAAGTTGGTCAGGCACGTCGACTTGAAGTAGTTGTACGACATGACTTTGAACTGCTCGTCCATCGATTTCTCGAGGTGCTCCAGATAGTCAAGCTTCTCAGACTCCAATGTCTGGCTGTTGAAGTTGATGATCGCCGAGGTCTGGATCAGCATCTCGTTCAACAGCTTGTCCAGATCGTTATCGTAGCCCGACAGCAGCTCATGAAGAGCTTTATCGGACAGGTTGTCCACCAGCTGAGCTACATATCGGTAGGTGTTCTCTATCTGCTTGGTCGTCAGAGCTTTCACACTCTGCTTGGTGTCGGTTATTATCTTGGCCATCTCATAGTTCGAAGTTCGCTCGGAATCGTTTAGTCGGCTCTAGTTGTTTTGTGTTCTCTCCCCTTAAATTCTTCATGAAGTGGATCCAGAGCTGAGCGGTAGCATAGGTGTCACTGCCGGCTCGGTGAGCATCAATCAATGTTATGCCGGCGTTCTCGCAGCATGTACCTAATTTATAGTTGTTGCTCTCTTTCCATCTCATTCGAGCCCATTTGAGAGTATCTTCAGGCTCGTCTTGGACATACTTCATCAGATCGTCGCCACAGTACTCGAATAGATTGATCATAAAGTGAGCGTCAAAATTTAAAAAATTATGCCCGAATATGACTGGTAGCCGATTTCCTGATTTTTGCGCTTTTAAAAACGTGCGTATTTCAGAGTGAATTATTTTTATGTCTTCTCCCTTTTCTTCGCACATTTGTTTGGATATACCTGATGCCATCTCAGCTCCTTTATTGTATTCGGCTTTATCTGAATAAGGTTTGACGAGCCAAGATTTCGAATCTGTGATCTCTAAACTCTCATTAACAGCGACAAGAGCTACTTCAGTTAATGCTACGTCGAAAATTGCTTTTTTAGTAGCTGTCAGAAGCCCACCCGTTTCTACATCGCAGGAGACGAAATTACCGTATTTACTTAGCATTATTTTATATTTTTAGGATTGTGCTTACAATTGTCGTTATGCCATTTGCCGAGATTTGATACATCGCATTCTTTACCACACCACTTACAAACGCCTCTTTCTCTCTTTTCAGCTGCAAGCTTCATATTGAGTCTCATTTCTGCTGTCATTTCATGTGAAAGCCAATAATTAGGAACTGAACGAAGTCTGGCTGCCGCCGCGTCACGTTCTTCTTGTGTACGTATTCTATTTTTAGCAGACTCTGACATCTTAAGTTTCGACTTAGCAGTATGCCCTTTTTCGAACAATGGGTGATCAGCTCCTGTAGAGTACTCTCTGCCTGCTATCTTTTTTCTTACGTTTTCGTCGTGAAAATATTCTTCTTTATGCCCTCCAGTTCCAGTTATCATAGCGTTATATCCAATAGCAGGATCTGTGCAATTCAAACTCGTCTGCCATTTTTCTTCTGTTTCAGCCATTAAATCAAATGAATCACAGAACTCGAGAATCTCTCTTGTGAAATTCTCATAACCATATTCATTGTACGCTGCGACAAACCTGCTTTTCGATTTTCTAGCTTTCTTTCTTCTTAAACTAATCCCATATCCGATGTAACCATCTTCTAAGTCGTTAGTACGATGACTGCCAACGTAGATGAGACCTGTAGGAATGCACGTTGTCTTGTAGACGAAGTAATACTTTGATTTTGACATTTTGATAGAATTTATACTATACGCCGAAATAAATTCTAGAGGGTAATTCCAACTGGCGTATCAGTCGAAAAGGGTGATCAAACCTTGTCCCCTCAAGAAGAGTTGTAAATGTACGAAATTTATTCAAAACTTTTATTCTAGATTATATAGTTTGACATCTTTCACTAATTTTGATGCTGTTATCGCATGTGCGTCCATATAGGACGGCAATCTGCCTCGGCGGATATATCCCTGCACGTCAGATGCGGTGAATGCTGCGCCCGACTTCTTCTTGAAGTTCGTGTTCAAGTACTTGACCAATCCGGTCAATGTTGTGTTCTTTAATTTCATTGTGTTATAGTTAATTCTTCTCCTGATATCGCAAAATAGATGTTCTGAAATTGATGAACATGCTCTATTGGCTTTATGACAGTCACTTCTCCTTCGAAACATTTTTGATACCAGCTGTGGACAAACATCTGAAACGACGTCTCGATGTTCCACTCTTCTTCTTCATTCTTTCTGTAGCGCCACTCGCAGTACCTGACAAAGAAATTGTCGTTCAATACATAGTCGTAGCACGTAGTCCGAGAAGTCTCTGGCTGATAATCTGCTCCATTTCCTCTCCACGAATATGGTGCTTGAGGTCTGAATCCTAATTTGATCAACCGATATGTTGTCAATTGAACAGGTTGTGCAGTGGCGTTATTTAGTTCGCATTCTCTGATTATCTCAGAAGTCGTGATCAGCTCTTTGCCCATGTACTCGACCAGATTGCCAATCCTCAGTTCGTTTGCTTTCATATCTTTTTCTTTTTATTCGATGAACAATCCACGATAGAGTTGGAACCAGAGATCGAGCTTGTTGGCTATCTCATCTCTCTCTTTTGCCGTCTCATAGACGATGAACTCGTTTGCATAGTATGGCACCTGCTTGGCCTCTTTGGGAGTAGGATTGAGCTCTATGCAGTACTTTATCGTCCCTTCGTCTTTTATCTCAAGATCGATAGCGTTGAAGTGGATGAGCAGATAGAGGTCGATTCGGCGGCCGCAAGTCTTCAAGTATCTCTGAAACAGTGGTGTCGTCTCTTTCTCCCCCTCTTGTGATGGCTTCATCTTTCCGATGTTGACGTTGAGCTCCATCAGATTCTGCAGCGTATCTTCGTCCGATATTTTCTTGAAGTTCTTTAGGATGTCCACTGCAGCACTGAACTGCATCTTCTTGAACAATTCTATGATCTCAGTGATTATGTTGGCGTCGGTCTTCGAGATAGGATGTATGGTTCGGTCCTGATCTGCTTCTGGATATTTATCCGATGCTTGTTTTAAGTGCTCTATCATGAGTTACTGAATTTTATTTACATAGTTGATCCAGAATGGACGCGCTTTTGCAGAGATAGCTCCTCCCAATTTCTTGACGTCGATCTGATTCTTTATGATCGTGTCCTCTTCTTCTTTGATGACATCGTTATACACCCAACGAAGAAAGTCTCCAGTAGATTTCAGTTCGATAGGGTGTCCAAGCTCAATCATCTTGTCGACGCCTTGTTTCATCCTGTTCTCTGTGACTGCGTACTCGACGAAGTCTCTCATGTTTTCAACAGCTTCGGTATCTATCGTTGTAAGAGTCTTGACTTTAGAGTTCTGATGTTTCTCTCCTTTCGATTTAAAAATATATCGTTCTCCAGTCTCAACATTGATATGTTCAAGAACGCAACCTTCTCCTACTCCCGATATACCAAAGAACTTGCCGACAGGACATTCAGTCTCGATTGCGATAGTTCGCTCAATAATCTGATTCTGAGCAATCTCAGGACGTTCAAAGTCGATGTTGATATAAAAATGCTGAAAATGCAGAATATTGTAGATACCCTCTTCGTTGTTGAATAGATTTGTAAAACTCAACATGTCTTGATACTTATCGTCGATCTTGACAGCGAAAATAACAAACATCTTCGGCAGCGCGTTGAGAGCTACTGTCTTCTGAATATTTCCACCGCACCACTCACCATAGATAGCACAGTAATCGTTGAAAACAATGTTGTCGAACAACCTCTGATAGTGTTTATTGAGCATCGACAACATGAATCCAGCATTATCTTCTTTGATTGAGAGAACTCGTTCACGAGACTGAAATTCATATTCTATATCTCCATTTTCACGTCTGTATGCTACGATAGCAGAGTTGGTGCCATGCAATTTTACTGTGCCTCTGAAACTAAGAGTCGGATATGGCTGATCGTGAAGATAGATCGCTTCTCCATTATCATCTTTCCCTTTGTAATCGGCATGAGTTTTCACAGCACGAATTACGTTTCTGAATTGCTCGATGTCAGTGAACTTTTTCATTGTATAACTGTTGAATGATTATTTGATTTGATTCGTAGATCTTCATCTCTTCTCTCTTTCCGAACTCCCATTGAGCGTGGTGCACATCGCACAACCGATTGAAGTTGATAGGATTGTTGCGGAATCTTGTGTGAGCGCCTTTGGATAATATGTGCGAGTACTGAGTTGGAAATATCACTCGCCCTTCTTCATCTTCAAACTGATCGGGCAATGGAGCGTCACATTCTTCACATTTGTGCGCCTTGGTCATGAATACCTTGAAATATGTCTCCCTGTCTTTTCTGACGACGTCAGCTCGTTTTTCTTTTCGAATCTGTTGAGATACCTTACTCTTCTCGTTCAACGTCTTCTTGCGTCTCTTTTTCATTGGTTTTTGTTTTACAACCAGAGGCTTATCTCGAGTCTTCTCCAGCAGAGCTGCGAACTTGGTCTTTCCATGCAGCCTGAAATAGTTGCAGTTGTCGCACAGCATGCGCTTACGATTCGTTATCTGGGGCTTCCCACACTTGCTACACTCTTCCATCTTCGTGCTTTTTACATGATAAATAGAATGAGCAATTGATGCAGATAGCGCTCTTGTCGTTGAATAGAGATAGTTCGTTGCAATGTATAAGTTGACGAGAAGCGTCTTCGAACCGAGCGCGCTCGAAGTTCTTATATTCCGAAGCATCTATCTTTGAGAAATCTCGGCGGAAGCCTATCGATGTTGCGAACTTTCTTGCATAGTAGGATTGCTGCTCAGTTCGATCAGCCCATCGCTTCAGCGCTTTGTCTCCGTAGATCCAATTTATATATACTCGATCGAAGCGTTTCTTCTGAGTCGAGTAATGCGCGAACTGGAATATTGTGAAATTATAGAGCCAGTCATCTCCGGCTCCGACAGGGATCTTCTTCACGAACAGCTCGAGAGCTCGAACCACCTTCTTGTTCGTGAACGAATATTCGGAAGAGTATGTGAGCAGGTAGATCTCATTGAATATGTCCTGCAGGCGCTCTATCATCTTCGGTCGAAATATAAAAGTTATATCTGTGCAAACCTACACAAAAAGATGATACAGCAAAAGAAAATTGTGAAATTTTTATTCGAGATCCCAGCTGATGCCGATCTTTACATTGTCCTCTTTCGATAGCTCTACAGGAAGATAGCGGTATGGGTCTGAAGGGTCGACTTCGTAGATTTCATTCTGTTGAGTCTTGGCTGTCGTGATATCTATCGAACGCTCGATCCAGATTCCGACCATTGCTCCGGCATTGATATCTCCGATGCTGACTCGATTTACCTCTCCATCTGCTTCGGAGAACGTAGCATACAGTGGCTTGCTGTTCATATTAGGAGCGTGCTCCATGTATTTCTCTCCCTCTGCGTCAGTGGCGAGATCCACAGCCGCCAGCTTGAATGTAGATATACAGTCCGCAGGATGGTCGAACCACATGTTGACGTCGATTGCTTTCTCAGTTGCGCTGTCGTTGA